ATGTACAAACTCCGCGTCCATTAAAAAGATCTTGGAAATTGCTTGTGCCACGGCTCGTACGACTTCCATATGTTCTTTCTGTGTTCCGTTACTGGAACGTAGTTCGATAAAGTGCACCCAACTACGTAATGTTCCATTCATATAAATTCGTGATACAGTATTGCCTTCTGGCAGTACCGCCCGTGCTTGCTCTTTAGCAATCCCATTATCAAGTGCCCATTTGTAGGCCATCTTAGCTTCAAAAATAATTTGAGCTTGTTTCATGGCCCATGACTTTTGAAGCTCGTCATCATCTGTCTCTACTGAGTTTTGGCGGTTCTTAGGATCTTGCAGACGTGCTTCGCGTAGAACAAATGCGTCGTCCATGGCTCTTGGGTCTGCATATCGTTGACTGAACTCTTGAAAAGAAAATGAACGATGACGAAGAATCTGGCGTGCAATATCACGAGTAGTATCAATACCAATAGTAGCGCTTGCCATTTCTAATGGTGACCAATGCTTATGCTTAATAAGATATCGTACAAGCTTTTCTCCGCTGTCATTATTAAATTGATTGCCAGGATTACTTACCCTTGCGCAGTACGCAATAAGCTGTAATGCATCGTTAAATTGACCTTTAAATTCTTTTGCAGGAGCAGGCTCTACAACTAGATAGGCTTTCATTACATCTGAATAATGTTTCATCAATTATTTCCTAGATCAAAAAGAGGATTACGAGAACCTTTCATATCTGAACCACCGAGAACATATTTTGTATAAGCTCTACCACTTACTTTATATTTAATAAACGGTTTGTTTGTTTGGGCTTTATTAGGATTAGCAATAGTAATAACGATATCTTTACCTTTCCTCAACGCATCAAGTTTACGCAACATCTTGTCAGCATTACTAACATACAGGCCGCTGGTTTTCATTGAACTACGACGTTCACCCTTTGATGTATTGCCTGAGCTAGTCTTTTTCTTTCCCATTTCACTTCTCCTAAAATTTAAAGTCCGAAAACTTTTGTTGATCTTGACCCTGTTTAGTATTATCAAATGTTGGCCGATCGTCTACCAAATTCTGATCAGTGTCGTCTGCATCATATAGTCGCATCTTGCTCTTATCAATACCAACTAAGAACCGTTTATTATTACCTGGATCATTGTATCTATTCTTTAATTGTTTTACCATTATTTGACCTTGAGTTTCTAGCTCTTCAGTTGATACTAAGGCAAACATTAAATCTGCGGTCGCGGGTAATCCAAAAGACTCGCTCGTATCTTCAAGCCCAGGATCCGAGCTAGAATAACCAGTACGAGTCGTTTGCGTTGCAGAGACGATCGGTAGGTCGAACTCGACCGCAAGACCACGTAGCTCTTCAGCAATTGCCTTAATGTAAGCATAACTATTAACAGATCCTCCCATCTTCATACGTGACGATGCGCATATATTTAAGTAGTCTATCATAATAATATCTGGGCTAAAGGTTTTCTTTAGCTTAAGTTCGTTAAGCAGTGCTCTAAAGTGATTAGAATTAGCACTACCTGTTGGATATTCTTTTACGATAAGCTTTCCATTTGTTTTAGTTTTAATACGGTTGACAGCATTAGTAAACATCTCTTTGCTCATTTTGTCTATCTGATCAATAGGAATATCAAGTAGATTAGCATCGATACGTTCTGCAATACGTTCTTCAGACATTTCTAAAGTAATGTATAGTACGTTCTTACCCTGTGAAAGTGCTGCTGCAGCGACATGACACATAAACAATGATTTGCCGACACCAGTACCTGCAAGTGCAATGTTAAGTGACTTATTAGATAGACCGCCCTTTGTAATAGTATTAAGTAACTCAATATCAAATGGGATCTTTTCTTCTTGTGCATGGTAAAACGCAAAACGTTCTTCTACATTCTCTAAGTAGTCGTGACCAACATTAGTATCAAATGTAACACCTAAAGCCTTTGTAAGCAAGTCAGGCAGTGCATCTTTTGTAAGCTTCTGATGCTTACCATCGATAATAGAGATTGATTCCATAACAGCATTGAATAGCGCACGGTCTTGACACCATTTCTCTGTACGATTATAAAGCCAAGTTTCATCTACTTCCTCTTTGCGGAATATCTCTGGTATGATTTCTACTGCATGACGGTACTGCTCATCATTAAACTTAGACGATTCGTCTAATTCAATCTTGTATGTTTCAGCAGTAGGAAGTTTATTGTACTTAACTACATACTGTGTTACTTCTCGAAACATCTGTTGATAGACGCCTTCGAAGTATTCAGGTTGTATAAATGGTACAACTCTGCGAGTATATTCTTCATTCGTAAGTAAGTTTCTTAGAATGGTTTGTTCTATGTTACCTGTAATCATTAGGATCTTTCATGTAATAGTAATTGCTATCCATTCGAGTGCCTTCTGTATAATCTAATACACCTGATGCTCTAATCTTTGTAGCAGAAATGTTATGGATATCTTTACCTAAATCGTGTTCCGTGAATGTATAACCAACATCTCGACCGTAACTAATGTCTACGATGTTTGGTACTGTCATTATAACATATTCTTTACCTGATGTAAACCCTTCAGCAGCCAAGTAGTTTTTAATAATGCTACTAACTCTGTTGGTTGATAGTGGATTGTCTTTGCCTTGAGTGCTTCGTATCATAATACAAACTTGACCGGTTTTAAGTAAAGCTCGTTTGAACAACTCAGTATGACCTTTATGCCACGGTTGCCAACGCCCTAGCAGTTGGACGGTTGGTTTTTCAAAGTCAAACATTCTATCTTCTCCTTGATCTTTTTAGTAAGGGCATTAACCTGTGACGCATCCATATATTCTTTAATTTCAAAAGTACACTTAGTAGGCTTCTCAAATAATATATTTGTATTTTGATAAGGCCCTTCCATAGTGGTATTCATCCAAATAGAAATGTCTGCATCAAATTGTGCTCTAGTTCGAACAGTAGGACATATAAAATCGCAGATTACTGTTCTACCATATAGCGACTCAAAGCTAGCAAATGTGTTCATACGTCTTGACTGTCGTAAACGTCCAGCATCAGAAAAATCCCAATCATTTGCAAGCTTACGAATAAGATCTGCATTATACCAAGCACAATCTAATCTTTGAGATAATCTTTTTGCTAAATATGTTTTTCCACTTGTAGGCAATCCGAAGACTAATATCTTCATCAGCGCTAAGCCGTCTCAAAGTTGTACATAATTGTACTAAGCACATCTTTTGCATAAACTTGTAGATCAATATTATCTTTAGATACTTCTACATCAGGTGAAGATATAATTTCAAATGAGAATTTAAGGCTTTGACCATCTTCAGTAAGCTTTAGCTTTTCGAACTCTATAACAGTTTCAGTAAACTGACCATCAAGGATACGAACATTCCAGTGTTCATTCTGGCCTGGTATTAGTTCATAGTGCTCGTTTTCCTTTAATACTCTACTCATTATTTTAATCCTCTTCTACGATAGCATCCATATCTACTAATGATTGGTGACCAATGCTGTACTGCTTTTGTACAAAGTCTTTAAAGTCAGTCTTTGCAAAGATTGGATCCCAGAATTCAGGTGTAAGTGTTTCCTTTTCACGTTTCTTAGGTTCAATCAATTCACCTGTTTCTCGATTCACTGGACAATACCAACCTGCTCCAGGTTTAGAAACATATCCACCAGCCATAGCTACATCAAGCAAACCAGAATATTTCTCTACTCCGCCTTCCCATGATACACTAATAGGAATCTTAGACTTTTCTTTTACATAACGTGATTTCTCAACATTAATTACAAAGTCATAACCTGTAATTTCAGTGCCCTTTTTATTCTGTCTACGACCAAGAATCCAAATCTGATCTGCTGAATAATAGATGCCTGTACCACCACCAACGATAGCTTTTGGAAATAAACCGATCTCCATATAAGTATGATTGACAGCAAGTAACGGAATATTCTTCATAGCAAGATAAGGTGTAGCCATACGGAATAAACCTTTTAATGCTTTTGCACGAGACATATCAGCAACTGATTTCTCATTAATAGCATCTTCCATCTCTTTCTTTGAAGCAAGATTACCAATAGAATCAATAACGACAATAACTTTATCATCACGATCCATACCTTCAAGCTGAGCGATTAGATCAAATTTTAGTTCTTCAACGTTAGTAATAGGCGTATGTAAGACACGCTCAGGATTAACATCAAATTGTTCGAAATACGCTTGAGGTGAACCAAACTCTGAATCATAAAACAGCATAACTGCTTCAGGATACTTCTTCATATATGCGCTTGCCATTAGAAGAGCAAATGAAGTTTTAAAGTGTTTGGATGGACCAGCAAGAACTGTTAGACCAGGTGCCAACCCACCATCAATTGAGCCAGATAGTGCAACGTTAACCATTGGGACATCGGTTGTAACCATATCCTTTTCATTAAAAAATTTAGACTCAGATAGAACCTCAGTAGCTTTAAGCTTTGAGTTCTTCTTGAGTTTATCCATAATAGACATATATTACCTCTTGTTAAAATCTATAATAATTATACTACAATTTGATGTTTATGTAAACTATTATTTACGATAACCATTCATCTATTGTATTAGATTGCGGTGATAAATCTGGAGCCTTAGGCCACCATATTGATTCATACATTGGCTTGTCAGCCTTATCCATCATGTAATACCCAGAGTTGTTCTTAAAGTTATTACCTGATCGATCAAGATTATTTAAAAACCTAACAAAAATACATAGTGTATCTTCATGCGCAGCGTTATTAGTTCCAAGCTTTTCTGTTAAGTCTTGAAGAGCAAGATCATGATATTCTACTTCGCTCATACCTTTTGGTTTACGAAACATTTGCTCAATAGCCTGACGAGCATTATTACCACAATAAAGACTGCTATTTGGATCAACGTAATCAGGATGGTAAGTAGCAATGTCTGCCGCCATCTGAGCATATGGAAAATTCCATCTTACAATACCGCGTTCTTTATTTTTGCCATTGCACCAGTCTGTTACAGTCTTTTGCGCAAACCGAGGATTACCAGCTTTATGATTTTCCTCAATCATAATTGTCATCTCTTCGATAGTTTCTACACCAAAAGATGTGATATGTTCAACTAGATTAAGACCTTTAATAGGACGAGGATTCTGGTTGCCAATAGTAGAAAACATCTTTTTATCGGCTGCTTTCCAAGACTTCATCATATCAGTCATTTCATTTACTGTTTTTAGCGTACCAAAATGAGATACTACAGAATGATGGTAACCATGCCAAGGCTTTGAAGCGTAGAATCCTGAACCAGTACTGCGATGTACGTAATAAGAAAAGAAATATTCTTTAAGCGACCATTTATCAGTAACGTATCGAGTAATACGTTCTTGAACGTCTTTAGGTCTTTTCTTATACATTCGCTGATCAAGACCATAATTTAAATCTTGATTAACATTATTAAACCCCTCATATGTTCTAGATACACAATTATATGCAGGAATGTTTTGCATAAGATCGTCATTGATAACCTTAGTTGCTTCTTCTCCAAGATAATCAGTATCGCCGATCAAACAGTTTTCTTCAAGCCATTTCGACCTTGGCCAGAAATAGTCTACATAACAATCATAATTAGGTCGATGTTCAAGCGTCATTACGCAAATACCTCCATAGGGTCGTGGGTTAATTCACCCCAATTCATCCGACGATATTTCATTGGATTTAAGTGAACAGATTGCGGGCGTTCCATATTTAGAATGGCGTAAACTTCTGGATCTATGTTGTACCATTTATTTGGGCATTTAACGATGTTCATTCCAAGATCAATCATACAAGATTCCATAAGTTGAACTATAGTAGAACGTTCTTCTCGAGAACCTGTGAATGGACGCTTGTCATAGTATCCAGTCTTTGGTAACTTACGACCTTCAAATTCAATAGGCCAAGGTAATCCATATTCTACTTCAAGTCCTGTGCTTTTGCCAAATTCGTTAAGACTACTTATCATAGCTTTAACATCAGCATTGAGACGAACAATATGATGACGAATATCAATATTACCAAGTGATACAGTTAAGCCTTTATGATAAGGTTTAATATGAGAACGAATATATTCAAAATCTGTATTGATTTGATTATTTAGTGTAGTTCCATCTTGTTTGACTGTTGAACTATTTAAAGGAGCATAAGCGCATGTGTGACTATCACCAATAGCTAACCATTCATGCTTAAGATCAGAACCTACTATACTTTTTGCTTCAGATAGTTTTTGAGTAATGGCATCACACCAGCTCTTATCTTCAACATCTTTTCTCTTTTTTAGCTGTTCACCATAAGCAACAGGAGGGCCGTCGAGAAAAGTGATATTTTCTGCAGCAAGAAAATTATCTACGCTTGATTTTAGAAAGTCATTAAACCCACCCATAAGATTAATTGTACCACCAAAGTTAGCACCAGGTAATACGTAAATATCCTTATGAAATAGGTTTTTATGGTCTAAATCAATCTCAAGATTCTCTGACCATGTGCGAGCATAGCCAAAACTGTGACTTGATTCTTTCTTAGGTATTTTAGCAAATGTTCCAACTATCATTGTACAAACTCATAATTAACGCCTGCTTCATCAAATATTGATTTACTTAGCTCCCAGGAATCTTTCCATGATTCAGGTATATCTTGAGATGCCATTACGATTTTTTTGATTCCTACTTGGACGATGCCTTTAGCACAATCAGAACAGACAGGAAGACCAAAGACAAATAAAGTGGATCCATGTAAAGATATTCCGTTATATGTAGCATTGTAGATGACATTCATCTCAGCATGTACTACTAGTTTATATTTAGTAGGCCTATCATTATATCGATCTTCAGAGTCCTTAACTCCACGAGGAAAGCCGTTATAGCCTTGAGATAAGATTTGACCTTTATCTCCGACTGCAACGGCTCCAATTTTACGTGAAGGATCTTTTGACCACTCAGCGACTTCAGCAGCTAGCTTAAGATATCGCTTATTCCACTTGTTATCCATAATATAAATCCTTTTGTGGCGAGTAGGACTTTTGCCCTACTCGTTTATTATACACTATTTTTTCATGATTGTAAAATAAATAATTCCACCTAGTGCGGCACCGATTACCCATCCAAATCCTGACAAGAAGCCAAGAGCAGGCAACCACACTGTTCCAAGAGAGAACGCTGCAGGCAATGCCCAAGCTGCGAGTGCTTTCATATTCCAGCCGTTGTTATAATAGTATTCACCATCTTTAGATGCATTAAATAGTTCATCTACATCTAATACTTCTTTCTTGATCATATAATAATCAACCATCATAATACCATAGATCGGAGCAAGTACAGCGCCAAAGGTATTTACGAAGTTAAAGATACCCATTTGACTTACTACTGCAACCCAAAGACCACCAATTACAAGAGCGAATGCAGATGTAATCAGACCGCCAAGTTTAAAGTCAATCTTAGATGGTGCTAGATTAGCAAGATCGTAAGCGGGTGGGATAAAGTTGGCTACCATGTTAATACCAACAGTCGCAAAGAAGAATGCGATAGCAGCTATAATAGTAAGCGGTAATGATCCGACAGCAGCTACAATATCAGTAGGATTTGTCATAGGTTCACCGAAGACTACAATAGTACCAGCAGTAACTACTAAGGCGATTAATGAGAAGAAAGCAATGTTTAACGGCAAACCAAGTAGATTACCTTTTTTCATTTCTTTTTCTGATTTTACGAACCTAGAGAAGTCACCATAGTTAATTACAACTGCAGCAAAATATGCAATCATTGTACCGACTACTGCGAACCATGCACTAAGCGCTGAACCACTATAATCACCTACACCCTGAAAGATAGTACCAACTTCTGTCATAAGTCCTGATCCAGCTGCATTCCAAATAAGAAGAGCGAGAATAATCATGACTGCATATACGAATACTCCTGCAAAATTTAAGAACTTAGCAATAGTATCAATGCCTCTCATAAACAAGAAGATCTGAAAACTCCATACGATTAAGAACGATACCCAATCGATGCCAGTCATACCAAGCCACATACTAGATGGTTCAATTCCTAAAAGCGATTTGATTAAGAGCGATACAGCTGTCGATGCAAAGTAAGTTTGCGCACCATACCAAAAGATAGCTACAACAGCTCGTAATACGGCAGGAAAGTTAGCACCCTTTACACCCATACTCGTTCGAGCCATGACTGGAAACGGAATGCCGTGCTTTACAGAAGGTTTACCCATTAGGTTTACCAGTAGCATAACAAAAAGTCCTGCTACTAAAATAGCAGAAAAGACAGACCAGCCTGAAAGGCCATATGATAAGAATAGTGAAGCAGCTAAAGTATATCCAAAGAGTGATTGAATATCATTGGACCACACATTAAAAATTTCAAACCAACCCCACGTTTTTTTATCCTCGGCGACGGGTCCGAGATCTTCATTATGAAGTTCCATATTAAATTCCTTATTTTGTTGACGTACAGTAGATATAGCAGTTTAAACTACTAAATTGAAATGCCTTTCATATACATGCAAGTTCATTACTTGCCAGATCAGATCACCTTTTGTAACACGCGTTGGCTCTGGATGCCACTCATCATTTAGAGTATCAATAGCACGATCCATAAGATGTTGTGCCCAAGCGTAATCATTCTTATAGCCAAATACTACATCATTAGAACGCATTTGCGATACCATATGCAGTTTATTATCACGAATATAAAATGTTTGTGCATTTGTACAGATAAAATCAGATTTACCATTTTCGTTGTATTCAGCCCAGATTGATGGCCGATTGTAAACCATTTGTGCGCGGCGACTATCTGGATTTTTGATTAACTCGTCAATAGCATTATAGTATTGATTATAAAACTTTGGTGAGTCTATGAGGTGGCCATAGTTAGAGTTGATATTGCCATGCGGATCTGCTGCATACAACCAAGCTGCAGGTGGTTCTTTATCTGCACCGTGAATATCGTTGATATTAGTAGAACCGCTTTCATACCAAGCAAGCTCGGCATCAATATAAGACTTAACTGGTTTGCCAAAGATTGCAGGTTCATCAGCAATGAATGATGCGCCTAGCATCTCAATAGTCTTAGCACCGGTTTTGTCAATAGTATATCGTTGTGCGGCTAATTCATCAAAGAAGTAGTCACGAATATCAGCGACTGTCATGTGAATCATTATTCATCTCCTGTTTTATAGCGGTCATCCATATGAAGATGGCCGTCAGACCGTTGTACCATTAAGATAACAATTTGAGTAGCTGCATGCGCAAGATGGCTTAGACCAGATTCTGGATCAATATCTTGACCAGACCAAAAGGCATTTAGATGGCGCTGTAAAGATGAGTACGAACGAGACCATTCAGTCTTATCTGCATCATCACGCCAATTGTTAGGACCATACTTCTCAGCACCGAAACCAAGTACTTCTGCGATTTCGATTAAAGCTTCAGAAGGAAGTAAAGCTAAGGGAGCTTTGCCAGTATCAAATTTCATGTTATTACCTCAGTTGTGTGGATCTATTGTACAATGTTTTATAGAGTTTGTACACATTTAAATTCATTTATTTTTTTTGGATCTAACACTCTGTTCGTCAGTAACTCTTTGTCTTAATCCTGACGACGAAAACCTATGGTTTCGTTTATTATAATATAGTTGAATACCGAGCAGAGGACTTTCTTCTTTACCAGTAAAATCCTTAGACCGGTATTCATCACCAAGGATTCTGATATTAATAGGATACATTTGCATGATATCCATTAAGTCTTCTTCACCTTGATATGGTACAATCTCATCGACATAATGTACTGCAGCAAGCTGCGTATAGCGTTCAACGATTGATTGTACAGGTTTATTCTTTTCTATTCTATCATAAGTTGGGTCTATTTGTAAACCACAAATTAGATAGTCACAGACACTTTTTGCTTCACGTAGCATAGCAATATGACCAGCGTGAAGTAGATCAAACGTCGATGCTGTAAATCCTATAACTCTATTATCCATCGTAGCGTTTTCCATCAAATACACATGTGAATGTGCAACCTTCATCTTTTGCATGCACTCTGTGGAATGCACCATCCGGTATAAGAACTACTCTTCCAGAGTTCACTTCAAATACTTCATCAGCAACTTCCATAGTACCTGATCCCTCATGGAATAGATATACTTCTTCTTGGCCGGCATGAGAATGCCCTGTCGTTGATTTGTTTGGATTGAGTTTTGTTTGGCTTACAACAAGAGTCTTTAAATGTGTATTATCTTTTACTGTATATCTCTCATCCTGTTTTACTATTTTACCGCCAATTAAAAATTTCATGCGTGTCCTACCGTTTCGCGTTTAATATCATTATGATTAAATTCTGCCCAATACAATTCAAATGCAACACCGTCTTCTAAGCATTCAAACTGATGATATACACCAGGTTTCACCTTACAATATTGTCCCATTTGTAGCTCTGTCACGTCAACTAGGTCGTAATCATTTTGCCATACACGAATAAGCATACGACCTGATTCGACATAGAACCCATTCCATTTGAATTCGTGGAGGTGCTTTGAACAAACACCTCCCTTATTCATTTCGATACGATGAAACTCCAAGGCTCCATTGGCCTCGATAAGTTCCGTCGTACCCCATACTTTACCTGCAAACATTACTCAGAAACCTCATGAGTATGTTCTATTTGAGCATGTTCGTGATCATGAGTATGACCATCAAATGAGTGCTGATGGGTTGCAATTGCATCGGTATTCTGATTTACTTGCCAAGTAGTAAAGAATAGAGCAATTGCTGTAAGTGGCAGGACAATTCCTACCAAAAGTCGTTTAATAAATTTTTTCATTTTTTATCCTTTTTGATTAATAAAATTATTTAAAGCATCACTTACGATGCTTGGGTATTTACCTAGAAAACTACCAGCTTTTAAATCATCTTCTATAATAAGATGCTTATGATAATGTTCTATGTTGTGGTACTC